TTGGGCATCTGTGAAATCAAGAGTTGTCCCTTCGAAATGTGGCCGGTGTTGAGGTTGGATCTGCTTGGCGCTTTCATCGACCTCAGATGAACGAGACCCGAGTGTGACAAGGAAATGCTGTCTGATGAGAAGAGATTGGGTGGGTGATAGGCGTGGCTCGTATGTCAAGATTTGCGGAGTTACAAGTATTGAGGATGCCATACTCTGCATAGATCACTGCGTTGATTCTATCGGACTCCTGTTGGAAAGGCCGGATACTCTGCCGAAGATTGGATCTACTAGGCTGCCAATCAATCTAGCCGCAGAGATTTCCAAGTCAGTCCGCGGCAAAATTGGCGTCTTCACCCTAATACATACCGATAGGGAAGATCTGCTTGATTACTACGCTTCCAATATTCAGCCGGATGCAATGCAGATCTGCGTCGATGTTCCCCTCGATGTCTTAAGTAGGCTGCGCCTTAAATGGCCGGAGATTAGCCTTATTCACTCCGTGCGCGTCGTGAGCGAAGAATTTTGCTCCACCATAGTGGCCAGGATCAGAGAGCTAATGTCGAATGACGTTATCGATGGAGTAATTCTCGATTCAGCCAAGGGTGGTAGTGGAAAGACTCACGATTGGAGTGTCTCGGCGAGGGTCGTGGACACGTTCCCGGAGATACCGATGTTGTTAGCCGGTGGGTTGAACGCGGATAATGCTGTCGCAGCACTACAGACGGTCAGATGCGAGGGAGTGGATGTGATGACATCTGTCAATTCCAGCGACGGCCGCCGCAAGGACGGCAAGAAGATCAATATCTTGATGTCGACAATGAAGGGCAGGTTTAATTGATGTACTTTCAGTTCTTGGATCCCTTTATGCAATCACTAGCGAAGGACAAGCTAGAAGCCATTGAGGAGCGGAGGAAGCGCTGGAACATTGATCCAGACTCCTTCTACGAGACTCTTGACAACTGGTTCTCCAATTTTGGCAATCGAGACAAGGAGTTGGCGCTAAAGATACTATTCAGTGTTCAATACTTCAATGAAGCAGACTTTAGTAAGAGAATGCAGCACCTGTGGAGTAACGTGCAACGCTACTTGTCGGAAACAAGTACGCCGCTAACGCGTGTGATCTTAGTTGTACCGAACGAAAGGGGGGACAGTGCGGACATGCACGCATATGCGGCGCTCAAGTCCTTTGGTCTGCCGCAATGTCAGGTGGTTGAAGTAGCTAAGCTGGATCGTTTTGAGAAGAGCGAAACCGTTCTGGTTTTTCTCAACGATACCCATGGCACGGGCACGCAATTTATAAGGGAGTTCGGAGAAACAGTGAACTTCCAGGAGTTCAAATGTGTCTTTGTGCTTGGTGTAGTCTTTTCCAGAAAGGCCATTCGTAGGTTCCAACAGGAGATGAAAGGGGTTGTTGTGTTTCCGTCCGCCCCTTCAGTCTCCGCAGATTTGGTCCTGAATGGTGAAGAGTGGGAGAGAGTTAAGGGACTTGGAAATAAGGTCTACCCCAAGCACCCCATTGGTTTTGGTGATGCGGCTTTACTCGTTGCATACCACTTTCAGTGCCCGAATAACACATTGCCAATTATTTGGGCAAATGGGGTGAACAACAAGGTTGGTGAACTTTCATACCCTTGGAGGCCGCTTTTTGCCTACAGGCAGAAGGCTATTACTGCAGAGCCAAGACGGGAATTGAGTCAACCAGATATCTTAAGGCCTATAGACTTTTCTACCCTTTCCTTTGAACTGAGTGACAACGAGAAGGTTGAATTGGAGGGTATCGCTGGTGAGCTCACTCGATCGTTTGGCTCAAGGCATATCAACATTCAAGGTTGGCTGGGCAACTTCCGTGCCGAAGAGAAGAGTCTCGCAATCGGGCTATTAAGCAACTTCAAACATTGGGACATAATGCGAACAAGGCGAGCGATCCAGGAATTGCGCCAACGGGTTATTGCCGAAATTGCGCGTCATGGAAGTGAGATGGATGATGTTTTGATGGTTACTACTGGGAGCGAGCAAGCATCAACCTACCATTACGTCTCTGAGTTTATGCGGGAGTGGCACTTGGAGGCAAGACAAGTAGTTGATGCAGCTCAATTAAATGAGAGTCGGGCTTTGGATAAGCATTTGGTCTTTTTTTATCATACGCGGCCGCCCGGTCGGGAGTTTTTCGAGCCCAAGGAGATGCTGAAAGATCGGAGCTATTTCGAAATTGCTAAGAGAGCTAGGCCGATTTCAACCATCCTTTGTTCGTTTGCCGAAGCACCAGGTTTCAAGAGCGTTTTGGAGCAGGAAGCTTCGAAAGAAGGGATGCTCGCTAGGATAAGTATTAGAGAGGCTTCACGTTCTGTCAAAGAGGCCATTGGCGATGACTTCGATGCTTATGCTTCCATCATATCGAATTTTGTTGGTGGTAGTTCGCGCTATTCACCCGATGAGCATCTTTTAGTGTCGTTCTACTTCAGAGTTCCCGAAATTACTTCGCCTCTCTTCTGGCGTAGCGGAATAGGCCGTGATGGAAGAACTTGGGTACCACTGTATATAGACTGATTGGTCTGTTTTTCATGGGATCAATACGGAGGGCGGCTTTACCAAAGGAGATGACTTACGGTCTATTAGATAGCTCACGATCCTCCTCCTCGTGTTTAGGGTGATGTGACCGAATAATGTTCCGGCGAGATGAATGGGAAGAGTTGTTCATCTTACACTTTGGCGGCATCGTTGCTTGAGTGAAACTCGTCGATCTGGCTTTTTGTGTGGCTTCTGCGGATGTCAGGGAGTATCATTGCTGGGCATTCGTGCGCGTCATTGCCAGTGACGATGGGCGCACTTTGTTACCATTCGTTGGCCGTGGATTTCCGACGAAAAGGTCGGATCGATCCGTATACAGCAGCAGCACACGGCCTCAGAGACGGTCTCGAAACCCCACTTCTGCAGTTGGTCGAGCTACGTCCGAACGCTCCACCAATTGACCTCAATAGTCTGTCTCCACATAAACCCCCGAGCAGTCGTAGGCTACCGCTGCAGCCGTTGCCCCGTTGGTCATGAACAGCCTCGGCGAAAGGAACTGCGTGTTGGCTGGCAGGTCCGCTGTGATCTCCTGCTCGAACACCGCGCCGGAAACCTCGTCGACCACCCGCACCCAGACCGAACTGCCATTCGGCGGTGCCGCGATGAACAGGGTCAGCACCCCACCCGTCGCGATGGCGAAACTCGCCCCCATGTCGGTCAGCGTCGGCGCGCCGGTGCCATCGTTTGCGACCAGCTGCCAGCGGGTGTGGGTGCCGCGCTGGAAGCCGATGCCGATGCAGTTGATGGCTGCGGCCAGCGCCAGCGTGGTGGCGAGCGCGGCGGTCGATCCGTAAAGCCCGAAGAAGCCCATGCCGGTTGCCTGCAGCGTCGTCAGCGAAATCCGCGTCACGAAGGTCCAGCCGCCCAGTCCCGCGGCATTGCCGCGCCAGCAGGCCCAACCCGCAGAACGCTGTTCGGCAGCTGAATCCACCACCGCCGCCGATGTCAGCCGCCAGCGGCGCATGCTGGCGGCCAGGTTCGTCGCAGCCAACGTGGGGGTGGACACGGTGCCGACCGAGGTGACGGGCAAGCCTTCGGTGGTGATCGTGGTGGTGACAGATGGTGACCAGTTGGCAATCCGGTTGACCCCGAAATGCGGCTGGAGCGGGAAGTCCCGACCAGAGGGGCGCATCACGTCGATCCAGGGAGCCCCCGCCCGGTTCCGGGCGTAGACGGCCGCCTTGCCGGTGGGCGGAGGGGGTGGCGCGGCACTGAGCCCCGGCAGGATTGTCGGCTGCGGCAGTTCTACCTGGCCGCTGGTGCGGTCGATCTTCAGGGCATCGAAGAAGGCCGAGCCGTCCGGACTGACCTTGAAGCTGAAATCGTCATTACCCAAGAGGCCGATCAGCGCCCGGGCCGAGAACCCAGTCTTGAAGGCGAAAGCTGCGTCGTTCCCGGCCGCCGTCTTGTTGAACGTGGCCTCGATCCCGGCCCCGGCGTTGTTGAACAGGAGCGCCGGGGTGTTGATTGACACTCGGTTATAGCTGTCGGCGGTGGCCCCGCCGAGGCCCAGAAGCTGCGCGGTCAGGTTGGCCTGGGGCATGCCGACCTGCGTCACCGCATTGGCGAAAGTCACGGTGGGCGTGTTCACCACCGTGGTGCCCCCGGCCCCTGCCGTGGCCGAGCCGATGTTGACGACGGTGGTCGATCCGGATGCGCCGCCGGTGCCGAGGTTCACGGTCTTGGTGACGCCGGTGGTCGTCGCCCCAGTGCCCATGCCGTAGGTGGCAATCGTCGTCGCCGTGCCGATGCTGGCCGATGCCGCCGAGACTGTGACAGTGCCCGAGGCAGTCAGCGTGCCGGAGAAGGTCTTGTTGCCTGTGAAGGTCTGGGTGCCCGCGAGGATTGCCAATTCGCTGGAGGTGTTGGGCAGTGTGAAGGTCCGGGTCGTGCCGGTGGTGATCCCCGACAGCGAAAACAGCGCCTTCTTTGTCGGATCGGTGTCGCTGACGAGGCTGAAGATCGCGTCCGAGACATCCTGTGGCACGCCGACCGGATCCCAGGCGCTCCCGTTCCAGACGACAAAGGCCTGCTCGGCGGCGATCCAGACCAGCCAGCCGGGGCGCGGCACCAGGCGCAGCCAGGAGCCATCGACCCAGAAGGCCACGTTCAGATCCCACCCCGCCCAGATCCCCGTTGCGCCGGAGGCCACGAGGTGGCGGTCGCCATCGGCGGGGCTGGCCGGGGGCGTGGTGCGCGTGCGGTCGAGGACCGAGAGTTGCACCATGGCGTCGAGGAGGCGCAGGGCCTCGTTGTGGGTGACATGCTTCTGGGCTTGGGCCGCCAGCAGGTATGGCAGGCCAAGGTGGGTGGAGGTGTCGGACATGACGGGCCTTCAGAACTGGAGGGTGACGATGGCGGGATCGCCGCGACCGAGGCGGTTCGAGAGCTGGTAGATGCGGATGGCCAGTGTCTGGCCGGGGCCGAGCGGCGCGCCCCAATCGATGGTCTGCTGGGCAGCGGTGAAGAGAACGGATGTGGTGCTGCTGCTCAGCGTGCGCTTGACTGAAGCCCCGTCGAGAATCTGGACGTCGTAGCTTTCCAGGTCTTCGGCCAGCGGCACCTCGAATTGCTCCCAGGCATCGGCCACCAGCGCGCGGGATCGCCGCGTCCAGCGTATGGTGAGATCGCCGGGGCTGCGTGCTGTCCGCCATGGCTGCGCGACATGGACCGGGGCGAAGGGCACGAGGCCGCGACCGGCTGGCGTGAAGGCCAGCGCGGTGTAGCTTGCGTCATTGACGGCGCGTGCCGCAGGGCCAATGCGCCAGTTCCATGGCAGACCAAGATCGGCTTCGGCGATGGGCAGTGAGGCCAAAGCAGAGTCCAGCACCACCACTCGTGCCCCTGTCGGTGCGGGATTGCCCATCTCGGCTTCGGTGCCGCGCTGGCCGCGCAGGAGGCGGGTCAGGCGATAGCGGCCGGGGGCGATCAGTTCGGCGACACCCGCCTGTACGATTTCCCATTTGCCTGGCGCGGATTCCACCGCCAGCGCATTGGCGCCGCCGAACAGTGTCAGGTCGGTGACGCTTTCCAGCGTGCCGGAAGCGAGATCGACGACCAGCGCATTTCCGAGGTCGAAGCGCGAGGTCGGGCCCGGATAGAAGTCCGACACCAGCGTGCCCATCCGCGCGCGACCGCCGAAGGTCGTCAGGAGGTTGAAGCCATCCGGCGAGGGGCTGCGGAACACCGCCATCTCGCCCGGCCAAGGAACGGCATGGGCCGCGACCATCGGCCGGTGCGCGGGCTGGTCCTCGGAGAGCTGCGGCAGGTCGAGTAGGACGACGTCCGGCGCGCCGAAGACCACCGACCGGGTGAGTGAGGCAGGGCGCGGATCGCCAGGCGGCATATCATAGGCGGCGCGATCCTGGCGGACGGCCTCGATGCCCCGGCCATCGGAATCGGCGATGGACACAAGCCGCAACTCGATCTCGCGGCCGTCCTGGACCAGCCGGATCACGTCGGCGGGGTCGAGTGCCAGCCGTGAGGGTGGCAGGCGAAAGCTGGCGCTCTCGCGGCCGATCCAGGCTTCCATCAGCGCGCGGCGGCAGTGGCGTTCGGCCTCCTCGGGCGGGATCGCCATCGGGAAGGACTCGGACGCGATGCGGCTTGTGTCGACGGTGATGCGCCGGGCTTCAACGAGGGCCGCGTCGTAGTCCTCGTCGGCTCGGGCGACCTGCCACTTCAGCGCCTGCGGCAGTTCGGTTTCCTGCGCGCGGACCAGTTCCAGCGCCTCGCCTTCGGGGGAGGCGACGAGGTCATCGTGCGCCAAGGTCAAAACAGACGCCCGCCCGCGCATGACAAAGCGGATCATGCCTTCAGTTTCGATGGCATCGAACCCGAAATGCCGGGCCAGCGTGCTGATCGAGGATCGCGGCGCTTCCAGCGCCGTGATGGCGTAACCTTCGACAGCCCCCCAGAGGCCGGACACGTCGATCAATGCTTCGGGCATTCCGGCGCGCAGGCAGAGGTGGCGCACGAGGGCCGCAAGCGACACCGCGCCGAGCCGCCCGGTCAGCCAGTGGCCGAGCCGCCAGTTCGGACCATCGGTCCAGACATCGGTCAGTTCGGGAAAGAACGGATAGGGGCGCGCGTCCCAGGTCCATGCGGCGCATTCCGGCACATGCACCATGTGGTCGCCATAGACAGCGGATGTCGGGTTGTTGGCCGGGTCGCCCCAATGCAGGTAGCTCGCCTCCAGATAAGCCCGTTGGATCGCGTCATCGCGCCAGCCGCGTGAGAAATACGGCGTGAAGCTTTCGGACGATTTCGGGTCGAAGAAGACGTTGGGCTGGTTCGTGCCCTTGTCGATGGCCGGGCAGCCGAGTTCAGTGAAGCGGATCGGTTTCGATTGAGGCACCCATGCGGTCGGTGAGCCGCTCTCCACTCCGCCCGGCCGGTTGTAGTGCGGGTTCGTCCACCAGGCGCGGATGTCCTTGGGGCGAAAGACCCATGGTTTGCCCGCTGCACCATCGGTAATGGCCGTGCGGATTTGCGCGGAGCGGTCGGCGGCGCTGGCGTAGAACCAGTCGAAGCCTTCGCCGCCCGCGATGTTCGCCTGCAGGTAGGCGCGGTCGTAGATCGCAGGCCAGCCTTCAAGCGCATCGGCATGGTCGAAGCCATCGCGCCAGTCGGACAGCGGCAGGTAGTTGTCGATGCCGACGAAGTCGATGTTGCTATCTGACCAGAGCGGGTCGAGGTGGAAATAGACGTCGCCGCTGCCGTCCTCCGGATGATGGCCGAAGTATTCCGACCAGTCGGCGGCATAGCCGATCTTCGTGCTCGCGCCGAGAATGCTGCTCACGTCGGCCGCGAGGGTCTTGAAGGCGGTGACGGCAGGGTAAGTGCTGGCGCTGGACCGGATGGTGGTCAGGCCGGGCATCTCCGTGCCGATCAGGAAAGCATCGACCCCGCCTGCAGCCGCGCAAAGGTGCGCGTAATGCAGCACCATGCGGCGCAGGCCCCAGTCGCTGGGCGATCCGGTGAAGGCGACGCTCTCGCCCGAGACGTTGAAATTGCCCGGCGACGCCGCCCCGAACAGCGCGGACACTTGCGTCGCGGCTGTGCCGGTCTTGTCGACCGATCCGGCAAATCCGGCCGCCGGGGAACAGGTGATCCGCCCCCGCCAGGGGAAGGCGGGTTGGCCCGGCGTGGCGGCATTGGCGCTGTAGGGGTTCGGCAGGGTGTTGCCGGGCGGCACGTCCATCAGCAGGAAGGGATAGAAGGTCACGCGCAGCCCGCGCGCCTTCATCTCCTGGATCGCCTGCACCACGGCAAAGTCGGCCGGCGTGCCGCCATAGACTGGCCGATCCTCGGCGTCGCGGCTGACCAGATGGGCGCTGGCCCGGCTGACCCCGTTCACCGACCAGTTGGCGGGTGTGGTGGCCTTGGTGGCAACCTCGACGCCGGGCCTCACCTTGCAGGATCCCGCGCGCAGGTCATTGCCGAACCAGGCCACGACGAGGCTGACGCTCTCGACCGCCGGGGCCATGGCCTGCAGCCGGTCCAGCGCCACCACGATGTCGGGCTCGTCGGGCAGCGCGTTCAGGTTCTCCGCGACCGTGGCACCACCGCTGCCCTTGCGGATGGCGTCGGTGGCGTAGGTGAACTCGCCCGAGGCCGGGATCAGGGTCACGGCACGGGTCAGGCCTTCTGCGGTGTCAGGGTCGGCCAGCGGGCGGAATACCTCGAAGCTGAGTTGCGGCAGGCGGTTGCCGAAGGTGGCCAACGCAAGATCCTCGAACACGACATAGGCCGTGCCGCGATAGGCGGGCGTGTTGGCCGCGCCCATCTTGGCGGCGATGAACGGATCGGCCGTCTGCGCCTCGTTGCCGGGATACCAGCGCCAGGTCACGCCGGTCATGTCCATCGCCTTGCCGTCGGCCCAGACGCGGCCGATGCCGGTGATCGGACCCTCGCAGAGCGCCACGGCGAAGCTCGCATAATAGAGATATTCGGTCGTCTTGACCTTGCCGCCCCCGCCGCCCTTGCCGCCGCCTTGGGTGGTGGTCTTGGTTTCCTCGCGGAAATCGGTGGCCCAGATGATGTTGCCGCCGATCCGCATCCGGCCGTAGAGGCGCGGGATAACTGCCCCTTCCGTCGCCGAGGTGATCCGCAGCGTGTCGAGCCGCGCGCCTTCGATCCGCTGGGCCGGGGCAAGCGACGACACGATCCAGCTGTCGACCACCGAACCCACGGTCGAGCCGATGAACCCGCCGATGGCCGCCCCGGAAAAGCCGAGGATCGCGCCGCCAAAGGCCCCGCCGATGGCAGTGCCGACAGCGCCAAGGACTAGCGTGGCCATGAACAACTCTCAGCGTTAGGGAAAGAGGAAGGCGAAGGCGATGCGACGTCGCCATGTGGGCGTGAGCGGTTCCTCGATCACGCCGAGCCGCTCGTAGGCATGCAGGAAGGTGTCGGTCCCGGTCAGGATGCCGACATGCTTGGCAATGGCGCGCGGCATCATGCGGAACAGGATCAGCGCGCCGGGTGAGGCATCGCAGGGTGCGATCTCCGGCATCATGCGGCGCGCTCCCTCGGCCAGCACTTCGCGCGGGCCACTCTCGCCCCAGTCCCGGCTGTAGGGCGGGATCGGGAAAGGTTCAGGCCCCACCACCTCGCGCCAGACACCGCGCGCCAGACCAAGGCAGTCGCAGCCGATGCCCTTCAGGCTGGCCTGATCGTGATAGGGCGTGCCCAGCCACGACCGCGCGGCGACGATGACGGTGTCGGGGTCGGCAGTGGTCACAGCACCGCCCCCTCGTGGCCGCCATCGGTGGTGGCATAGCGCAGGACCGCATCCTGGCCGGGGATGTTGGGAAAGCCCCGGAAGTTGGCAACATTGGCGAACTTCGTGCCACAGGTCGCGATGCGCTTGTCGCATCCGGCGCGGATGGTGAAGGTGTCGGTCGCGGCGATGGCGCGCACCGGGGCTTCGAGCAGGGTCAGGATGGCGACGCCATCGACGAGGTCATGGGCCAACACCTCGGCCCGCCGCCCGGAATTGGCCCCGCTGGTCCAGTCGAGGGTTCCGAAGGTGAACCAGCCGGAGGTGAAACCGCCAAGCCCCGAGGCGGTAAAGGCGCGGTCGCGCAGTAGGTCGATGATCGCGCCGGTGCCCTTGAAGGCCAGGGCCTCGAGATTGACCCCGCAGCGCGCATCGCCAAGGGCGGCATCGCATGTCGCCTGAAACGTCCGACCGACCGTCTGGCCCAGCAGATGGGCCAGCGATCTCACCTCGGCGACGAAGGCCAGCCGTCCGCGCCGGATCTGGCCGATGGCGCCGCGCCGCATCAGCAAGCGCTGGGAGGTCGCAGACCAGTTCACCCGCCAGACGTCGACGGCCGCATTGTCCCAGCGGCCGTCAAGGATGTCTGTCTCGGTGATGCGGTCGGAAGACAGCACCCCTTGCGCATCTTGCGCATCGACGGACAGGTCGGACCCCGAGCGCACCTCGGAGGCGGCGAAACCGCTCTCCGGCTCGAAATCGGTGCCGTCAAACGTCAGGGTTCGGTCATGGTCGGTGAAGCCGAGCGTCACCCCATCGGCCCGCACGATCCGCCAGCACCAGGCCAGCGTCGTCGTGCCCTCGTCGAGATGGGCCTGAAGTGCGGGCGGGATCGCTTTCACTTCCGCCCCCAGCCGCGCCACAGGGCGACCGAGGCCAGCGCCGAGGAAATCACGCCCCCGGCCGTGCCGGTCAGGGCGTAGAGGTTGAACGGGCGCAGGTCGAAGCTGCCGGTTACGAGATCGAAATCCGCCAGCCCGGCCATGGCCAGCCCAGAGGCGGCAAGACAGGCCAGATAGACCAGCCCGCGTGCGAGGTTCCAGTTCATGGAGTTGCCTTTCCTGTGAAGAATTCCATCAGCCGCTGCCACCACGACGGGGCGGCAGACGGTTGGGTCGGTACCGGCAGTGGCACGGTCGGCGGCGCTGGCAGGCTCATTGGGCGCAGCAATGCCAGCGCTTGCGACTCGGTCAGTCGCTGGATCGGTCGTGAAAAATCCACCCGGCCGTTGCGATCGACCGCCCAGACAGGAATGGTGCCGGTAGGATAGCGGCCATCACGGAACAGATCGCGCTCGGCCTCGCGCCGGGTGCGGATCGCCGCCGGTCTGAGCCAGCCCATGAACCCCTGTGCAGCGGCGGCGCTGTTGCCTGCGTTCAGGTGGCGGGTCAGCGACGCTTTCGCGATGCCACCGGTGTTGTAGTGGAAACTGACCAGCGCATCGAACTCGTGCGGTTCCAGCGGCACCTTCACCGCGCGCAGCACTTCTGCCTCGTAGGCAACGATGTCGGCGCGGAAGAGCCGGAACGCCTCACGGATCCCGGTTTCCAGATCGGCGGGCATGCCACGAGGCATCCGTGCCGGTTCTGGCGGACCGGCGGCACCGGTATGCCCGATGCCGAAGGTCCAGACGTTTTTGACATCAAGGTAGGGTCCGGGCACGAGTCCTTCGTGCCGGACAAGGGCCAGCAGGCCCCGGTCTGTCATGTGCATGGGATCACCCGAAGATAGAGGAAAGGAACAGGATCAGGGCGGCGACCAGAAGGCCGATGCGCAGGCGGTGGCTGAAGGCCTGTGCGGGATCGGCGGCATCGCAACGAATGGAGCGTGCGAGACGGAGAAGTTCATGCATCGGGGTTGCCTCCCTTGCCGCTCCGCAGCCGGGCGAGAACGACCTCGATGAAGGCGGGGCCGAAGACGCCGACCAGATAGGCGGCCGAGCCCGCCGCGCCCCCGGCCGGGATCGCTTGCGATGGCAGGCTGAGCCAGGCGGTGATGACCGCCATGGACAGGCTGCCCATCCCCGCCGCGATCAGACCGCCGAGCAGGATGTGGCGCAACGCATCGCGCAGCCGCATCCGAGTGGTCAGGGCGTTGGTCGCCCCGCCAAGCGCGCCCCAAGCCGCAAGGATGACGGCTGTGGAAGTTGCCAGATCGCGCAGCACAGCGGCGACAAAGCCGGTTTCTTCGTTCATCGCCGGATCTCCAAGAGCGGGATGGATGTGATCGACCCGAGCCGCTCGAGGTCGAGGGTGACGTCGAGCATGTCGGTGTCGAAGCGGACCGGGACGTCGAATTCAAAGCCCGCCGTGATCGCGACGCCCGCACCGGGGGCGGTGGTGAAGGTGACGCTGCCGGTGGTGGCATCGACTGTCCAACCCGACATCTGTTCGACGCCGTTCAGGGCGAGGCGGACGCTGCCCGCCACCGGCTTGGCGACGGCGCGGGTCCAGCTTTGCGGCCCGGAAATGTAGCGTTTCAGCAGGGCGAAGGTGGTGACCGCACCATTGCCGGTGCCGATGGGCTGGTCGGTCGGGGCGACCGGCTGCGACGGCAGGCAGGATTTGTAATCTGCCCAATCCTTGTAGCGAAAGCCGTGCAGGCGGCCATTGCGGGCCTCGAAGAAGGCTACGACCGCCGCCAGATCGTCAGCGCGGCGGATGCCGTAGGCGACATCATAGCGACGGCGGGAGTTGGCCCAGCTTGCGTTGCGCTCTTCATCGCCAGAGGCCAGTTCGATCACTTGCGTGCGCCGTTCCGGCCCACCCCGCGCCCCGCGGCTGATGTTGTCGGGGAAGCGCACCTCATGAAATGCCATCACATGCCCCTCCGACCCAGCGACACCGCACGGGCAATGTCGCTCGCCACCTGCGTGCGCGATTGCCGGAAGCTTTCGGCGTCGCGGGCCATGATGGTGACGCTGACGGTGGGTGCGCTGGACTGGCCTTGGCCGTATCCAGCTGCTTCACGGCGGGAAAGCACACGTTCGCCGCGTTGCAGGATCGCGGGAACTTCGTCGGGCTTGATCCCAGCCCAGCCGCCCGCATGCATGCGCGGTGCATTCGCGAAGGCCGAAGCCGGAACCATGCGGCCCGGGCCCGCCGATCCGACCATGCCGCCCGCGTGGAGGATGTTGGCGAAGATCCCGCCCGCACCGCCGAGCGCGCCCGAAAGTGCGTTGGCGATCGGCCCGAGGATGAAGCGCCGCGCCGCTAGTTTTGCGAGATCGGCGATCATTGAGGTCACCAGGTCGCGGAAATCCAGCTTGCCGGTCTTGACGAACTCGCCCACCGCGTTCTCGGCGGACGTGAAGGCCCCGACGAGCGCCTGACCGACATCGCCGCCGATGCTGCGCGCCTTGGTGGCATAGTCGGCCAGCGCGGCTGTTACCGCACCCCAGCCGGTCGCAGCCTGGTCGGCACCTGCGGCAGCGTCCGCACCGGCGTCGCGCGCGGCAGCGCCCGCACTTCCGGCGGCGGCTGCGGTGTCGTCCAGCTCGGTGTTCAGCGCATCAGCCGAGCTGGCGGCATCTGCCAGCGCCGCATCGGCATCCGATCCAGTGCCGGTCACTGCATCGCGCAAGGCCTGCCAACTGGCAAGTGGACGACCGGCGGCATCGGCCAGCATGCCGGCCGCTTCGCGATAGCCGTCGGCCCGGCCACGCGCGTCGTCGGCCATTGCGCCAAGCCCGAGGTCGGGCTGTTCGAGGTAGGTCCGGGACAGCGCGGCTGAGAAGGCATCGGCGGCGGCAGCGCCAGCAGCCGTCGCTGCGCCCTCGAACGGGTTGCCGATCCGCGCCAGTTCCACGGGGTCCAGTGTGCCGATCCGCACCCCGCCTTCGCCGACCGCCCAGTCGGGCAGAAGGTCCAGCGCGGCATTCAAGCCGTTGATGAAGTTGTTGATGCGCGTGACGACGCCGTTCAGCATCGCCTCCACCCCGGAAATCAGCCCGTTCGCGGCCTGGAAGGCAAAGTCGCCGATGGCGCCTGGCAGACTGCCCCAGATTGCCACAGCCGCATCATAAGCCCCCTGGAAGATCGCAGCCGTCCGGTCGCCGAAACTGACCACGCCCGCGATTGTGCCTTCCAATGCTGATAGCCCGGCCGCTTTCAATCCTTCCCAGCCAGCGGCCATATTGGCAAAGGCTGCGCCGAGGGCCAGACCGATGCGCGACCAGACCTCAGATGCCAGATCACCCAGCAGCCGGAAGGCCTCGCCCACACCGCCGACACGGGTCACAAGCTGCGAGAACTGATAGACCAGTTCCCCCGCGCCGACGATCAGGGCACCGATGCCGGTGCGGATCAGCGCCCCACGCAGGAACACGAGTGCGGTGGCGAGGCCGCGCACCGAAAGGGCGGCAACGGCCAGCCCGGCCACCCAGCGGCCCGCCATGAATGCGGCGAAGGTCGCGGCATAGGTGGCAAGACGGCCGAGGTTGTCGAAGACTGCGGTGATTGCGCCGCCGATGGGCCCGGTGCTGCGCGCCATGTCGGCCAGCGCAGTCGCCACCGTTTCCAGTGCCGGGGCGACAGCAGCGGTCAGGCGGTTGGTCAGGCCGAGCCAGATCAGGCTCAGCTTGGCGATGGCATCACCGGTGCGTTCGATCTGGGCCGCGTCGGCCGCGCTGACCGCCACCCCGAAATCCTGCACGTCCTGTGCCGCTTCCCGCAGGGTGGCGGCGTCGATGCGCAGGAATGCCAGTGCGGCGCGGTCCCCGAAGAGGTCAGAGGCCACGGCGGCACGCTCGGCCTCGGGCACGAACTGGTTCAGGGCCTCCTGAATGGCGACAATGCGCTGATCGAGCGGCAGCGCTTGCAGTTCGGCCGCCGTCAGATTCAACCGCTGCAAAGCCCCCACAGCTGATCCAGACCCAGCCGCCGCTTCCGACAACCGCGTGGTCAGCTTCTTGGTGGCCTGTTCGATCTCGCCCATCGACACACCGGCCAGTTCCCCAGCCCATGTCAGCACTTGCAGGCTTTCCACGGTGGTGCGGAGCGAGGCCGCCATGTCCGCCTGCGCACCAATGACCTCGAGACCCGAGCGGACCATCGCCACACCCGCAGCGGCTGCGGCTGCCGTGACCGCTGCCAGTGCGATCCCGGCCTTGCGGGCGAAGCTGCCGAGGCGGGCATTGGCCAGTTCCATTTCGGAGGACAGGCGGCCAAAGCCGCGCGAACCAGCCTCGCCGATGCCTTCCAACTCGGCCCGGACCTGGCGACCGCCTTCGGCGACCAGTCGGACAGAGACCCTCTTCTCAGCCATGTCCCTCTCCGATCTGTTCGTTCAGCTTGCGCACCATTACCGCCTCGATCTCGGGCAGCAGTTCGGCGGCGATCAGGGCGTCGATCCCGAGGGCATGGGCCATCGCCAGCGCCGCGCCCATGTCCCAACCGAGCACTGTGCCGGGGACCACGCGCAGCTGCCCTCCAAGGCGGCCGACCAGATCCCAGACATCCCAGCCCTCCTGCGTCAGCGGCCGGTTCAGTCTTGCGGGACAGTCGGGGCACGGGCCCGCGCAGGCGGCGCAATACCGGTCGCCCCCGCCGAAGGACCACTCGGCGAGGGCGCGGAGCCGTTTTTTTCCACGTCCAAGATCAGGCCCTTGGCAACATACTGGGTCTGGAACACCTCGAAGACCGGCCAGATTTCCAGAAGGGCGTCGATGCCCTCGAGCGAGACCGGCACCACATTACCCAGATCGTCACCGACGCCTTCCCAATCCAGCACCGCGCGGCGGGCGACGGCCTTGGCCATGGCCAGCGCCAGTTCCTCCTGCGTGGCGGTGTCTGGCAGGGCTTCGATGGCAGGATCGGCACGAGCCGAGACCATCAGCGCAGTGGTCAATGGCGCAACTTTCAGGCGCAGGCCGGGGGCGAGGGTCAGCCAAGCAGGGGCTGCGGTCAGGTTCAGTCTGATCATGTTCAATAGCTCACAACGGTGTTGACAAGGACGGCGGTGCACATGCGGGCCGGGCTGACGGCCTTGGCCGCCTGCCAGTCGAAGGTGGCCTGGATGCCTTGCGGGCCCGGGATCTCGATCCGGGGGCGCGGCAGATAGACGGCGTGGGCGGTGAAGGTGAAGCTGGCGTTGGCCCCGAGGCTCCAGGCGAAGACCAGCTCGCAAGGGGTGCCGTCGATGGCTTGCGTGATCAGCGCGCTGTCGGCGAAACGGACCTCCACCCGGCCGGTCAGCGCGGCCATGCCGGGGTCTGCTCCCTCGATGCGGCCGTCCGAGCGGATGGACTCGATCCGGTCGAGACCATTGGAATAGGTGACCTCGGCCGAGATGACATTACCGAGCGGCGAGCCATTGCGGGTGATCGCCCCGTTGAAATGCCCGAACCGCTGCAGCGCCAGTGAGGTCGGCGTGCCTGCCGCCGTGGTGACAGCAACACTTTCGCCCTGCGCGACCAGCCGGGCCGTCGCGGTCAGGAGCCCCGACCGCGCCATTTGCCACGACAACTGATCGCAGACGCAGCCGGTGTACATCGCGTAACGCGGCACCTCGGGCATCGCCGTTTCAATGGCCATGCTGGGCAGCGTCCAGTTGCCGGACTGGAAGGTGTGGGTCTTGGGCGTCGTGCCGGTGGTCGTGGGCTGACCGAAGGCCACCTTCAGCCAGAGGCCGAAGTTCTCGACGTCGATCGGCACCACGACATCGCCGTCGGCGGTGACCGCATCCTTGATTGGGGCCAGTGGATCGCGCCCCTGTCCCAGCAGCTCCGAGGCGATCAGCGGCTGTTCGGAGCCGAGCGTGGTGCTGGCGAAAGGCACCGTCCGGTAGCCGGTGGCGGGCGCGGTGCCGTAGACGGATTCGAACGCAAGCGCCATCTGCGCCCGCGCCCCATGGGCTCGTGCCATCGTGTTCTCCTGTCGTGTGAGGGGTTAGCCGAGTGGATCGGCCGTGGAATAGTGCAGGATTACCGGGATCACGGCGGCTTTCAGGCTGGCAGCGCCTTCGACTGCCAGATCGACCGGACGCGGCGCTTCCGCCTCGACCCAGTCGCAGAGGCCGCCCAGTGTGCGGTCGGCGGCAATCGCCGTGCCGATGCTGGCCGTCAGCGTGTCGAAGGTGGCGTCACGGGCAGCTCCCTGCACGACCGCCTCGATCTCGGCCCTGTGCTGGTAGTGATAGCGCAGCGGCGACAGCGTCACCTCGGGCTCGCCCGGTTCGCCGTCGCGCAGGATCAGGAGGCCTGCGGTTGGCACGCGTTCTGGCAGGACGTCGCCCCGCTGGGTGGTGGCAGGCAACGCCAAAAGCCGCGCGTGCAGCGCGGCGAGGATGGTTTCGCGAGGAGTGGGCATTTTGTAAAATTCCAATGCCAAGTGCACAATTTCTACTGCTTCTGCTGATCAGCCCGGCAATTGCTGACGCAAAAATGTGCTTCGGAAAACTATTGCATGCAGACGTTAATGTCCTAACCATGCCTCATTTACGAAGCGGCAACAGATCCCTGTCGCAATGCAAGTTTTCGCGCAGTCGCGGTCAAGCATCGAACCGTCGTCGGATTGCCGCCACAGAACTAGAAGCCTGTAGATATCTCAACCGTTTGTCCCGCAAAAACTTCAATTCCGCTATCACTTCCCGTAACAGAAGAATCATCAATTCTTTCACATTCCCAGCCTACCACTCCATTTCCGTCAACCGTAGCCTCAAGCGATACTCCTATCGTATCGCCATCGGTCAAATGCTGCTTAAGAATTACGGTCGTTCCCCCGTCCAAGAACTCATCGATGATAGTAACTCGAAGATCAGAATTGTCATCATTTCGAAAGAACACGGTGATTGTTGTCATCGCTGCTGCCCCCCCTCATATGTCATGTATTCGATGATTTCCCGATTTCCTTCGCTTCTCTTGAATACTCCTGTAGGGTCGTCCGCTTCCTCCACAAGCTTACAGACCGGATCGGCCAAACCAATGGGTGTTTCTTTATACACAAGATTTATGTCACTACTCTCTACAACTGATACGTCTCCATCCAGTTCAATCTCTCTTGGTCCCGGCTGGGCAGAAAAGAACTGCTGATCACTCAGCCATCTTTCCGAGTATGAAGGCGAAAAGAAAGCAATTGACCCACCGGGAAGGTAGACGGCACCGAACAGCGCGTCAATTATTGCACGACCTTTGAGCCTGTAGAGCATGTTGGTATCTGTAAGAACAGTCGACACGGAAAACCGAGTCTTCCCAGGGATGGTATATTCCTCCTTCTGAGTCACTGTCTCGTCAAAACTGAAAGTCTGCGTATTCGTTTCCGACAGCGTCAAAGTGTCAGTCTTAGAAAACTTTGCCGATGCCTTTATTCCGAAAAGTGATCCACTCGCTTCTACAGAAACGGTGGTCGAAGTCATTGCGGTCCTGTTCATTGTAACTGTGATTGAGTTTCGCTTTACTGTAGAAATGGTTCGCTCCCATTTCTGAGGAGACTTTCCACAATTAACGGCGTGAATAGTCTCAATTCGCGGCGTTCCTGTAATTCCCTTTTCGTCGGGCTCAATCAGCTCAGTTGTGAGTCCAGTTAGCTTCACTTCCTTGAGTTTCACTATGGGCTGGAAGTTCACCCAAGGCGCAGGCTTCTTGAAGAGCTCTCGGGCCTTAGCCTCGACTAGGTCCCAGGTTTTCTGATCAAACTCCGTAGTACTAGCCATCTGCGCCTCCGCTGATTCGGACATTGTGCCAGCGTCGAGCGTACAGAATGGCCGAAAAAAGTAAATTGAGGCGCTTGCTGTCTAGTGTCATGAATGGGTTTTGGTTCGGCAGGTACTCACGACTTCGTAGTCGCGCGATGGTGCAATCGCTCTGCGCCCTATGATCGCTGAAAATCTTGCGCCCAGTTCCCCACAATCAGCCCCGGCACCGCATCGTGCGCGCGTTCAGCATCCCGCGCCAGATCCAGCCGCTTCGGCAGCTTGACCTGCGGTACCAGCAGGAAGATCGGCGCAGTGACGACGCCCCTGCCGGTTTTCGACCGTGATGCCACCGCTCGGCCCTTCGTGTTCAACCGCCCCTCGGCCACCAGCAGGCTCGGCCCTCTGCGGCGATAAATGAACCGCAGGCGCATGCCGGTGCGGCGTTCCCACTCGCCGGGGGTGATCCGGCCGCCGCGCGTGGATTTGCCGGCCGCTGGAGTGGGGATCGCGAGCCAGAACCCGTTCTTCGAGCGGATCAGCGGGCCGGTGTCATGCGCGCCGATGATCACTGGCGCGTTCGACCAGACCAGCGCTGCCGCGTTCAGGCTTTCGCCTGACTTGGGGAAGTTGGCAGAGCGGATCGAGTTGGCGAGGCGTGTGCCCAGCCCCGCGCCGGTGATCTGGGTTCGCCAGGCGGATCTCAGGCCGGTGCCAGCCTCGCGCATGGCCGCTGTGACAGCGCGTTCGCCCGCCACGACCTCGGCCGCCATCAGGGCGACGATGTCGGGATCGATGGCGAGTTTCAGTTTCATGTCGGGCGCAAATCCAAGGTCCAGACCAGCCGTTCGCGATCACGGACGGGCTCGCCCTGAATGAGGAATGCCTCGGCGTCGATTTCTACTCTGTCGCCGGGGCGTGGGTTCAGTACTTCGGCCACGCGCAGGTCGAGGCGCGTTGTTTCCGACCAGAGACGTGCATCGCCG